GAAGTACGAGAGCTACCTAATGGTAATAAGTATTATGTACCTAGCGTCAGACTTGATATGAACCCCGAAGCCTTCACCATTGATGATGACGTTCAACAAATCTTTGGTAACTTTATTGAGTGGGTTTCAAACTATAACGACTACATCAGTTCTGAGTGGGAAGATAAACATATCAATAATCTTTCAACTGATGACGCTGCTTTAGTTGATGAGTTTATTACTATCAATCCAGCCGCTGAAGACTAAGGAGATTTAATATGCAACACCTTGCTGAATTGGCGGTGCATCAATATCTTGATGATGCCGTTAATAATAAAACGGAGATGTCTGAGGGCACGATAGATGCAGTGTGTCAACAGATAGGAGAGGCTCTACGCCGCCAATTTGGTAAGGGGTCTAGTAACAGGAAGGAGTTTAACTTGCGTATGTCAAACGTAGGTAGACCCTATTGCCAACTCTGGTACAATAAAAATAAACCAGATGATGCCCGTCCAAAGTCCACCACATTTATTATGAACATGATGATTGGTGATATTGTAGAAGCCGTGTTTAAGGCTGTGCTTACAGAGGCAGGAGTTAAATATGAAGATAGTGAACAGGTTGTTCTTGAGCTTGAGGATGGCACCACTGTATCTGGAACTACTGATCTTAGTATTGATGGTGCTGTTGACGACATTAAGTCTGCCTCAAATTGGTCATACCGTAATAAGTTTTCTTCTTATGAAGACTTAGCAAAATCAGATTCATTTGGTTACATAAGTCAGTTGGCTGGCTATGCCAAAGCCCTAAACAAAAAAGCTGGGGGATGGTGGGTAATTAATAAAGCCAACGGAGAATTTAAATATGTTCCTGCATCAGGGCTTGACATTAAAAATGAATGTGGTAAAATAGAAACTGTTAAACAGAACTTAGAAGATAACAAATTTAAAAGGAGCTTTGATAAAAAACAGGAGTACTTTCGAGGGAAGCCTACAGGTAAGCACATACTAGGTATTACGTGTGGGTTCTGTGATTACAAGTACTCATGTTGGCCTACCCTTAAAGAGTTACCTGCTCAATCTTCAAAAGCAAAGGCTCCTAAGATAGTTAACTACGTTACAGAATAGTCTTTCTGGCATGGATAGTAAGAGATTCAAAGCAGCTAGGAAGCACGGGTATAGGTCCGGGTTAGAGTTAAAAGTTTCCCAATACCTCGACACTAAAAAAATACAATTTAAATACGAGGCTATAAAAATAGAGTGGGAAGACTTAGCTTACCGGACCTATACACCTGATTTTATACTACCCAATAACATAATCATAGAAGCTAAGGGTAGGTTTGTTACACAGGATAGGAGGAAACACAGGGAGATAAAACGACAGCACCCTAATTTAGATATTAGGTTTGTATTCGAGAACAGTAAGAGAAAGCTGTACAAAGGCGCTAAGTCCACGTATAAGGAATGGTGCGATAAGTATGGCTTCCTTTGTTATGACAGGATCATACCTGAAAGTTGGCTAAAGGAGAAAAATAAAAAAGGATTTGAAAATTTTATAGCATTTAAAAATAAGAGGAGTACTTAATATGCCAAGCATTGATATGGGTAAGGATGATTTCCTTATACAGGTGAGTCCCTCCATAGATGAGGAACATAACTGGACGGGTGAAATTGAAATTAATATGTACCTAAGTAGTTCTTCTACTTTATGTGAAGAAGATTTTAACAATCTAACATTATTAGTGAAAACAATCTGTGCGTCTGTACCTTTATACGAGGAGAACCCAGATTTATATGATGAAGCTTGTAAGTATGTACAGTTTGCAGAGGGACGATATGAACCAGCCAAGAAGGAAGAAGTCTTCTTTAAGAATAAATATACAACGGAAGGAAGTGTAATCAATGTTGATTTCAGAAAACATGAACGGGGTTCAGGGTGATAGAGGTTAACATCAAACTCGTTCTAAAAATAGATGAGGAAGAATACCCTATTCCAGCAGATGGACATGTAGTACCAGAGATAACTGACTATATTGACGACATGTTCTTTGGTTTAGGTGGCGTTACGATACACCGGCTAACAGCAGTACAAAAATAATTTGAAAGGTAATACCTATGGAAGACACACAGACAGCTACTGATTTAGTAGATCAGGTGAATAACCCGGACCATTATAATAAAACAGGTATTGAAACTATCGACCTTATAAAAAATTCTATGTCTGAGGTAGAGTTCCGGGGCTACCTCAAGGGGAATATTATAAAGTATGTTTCCCGGCATATGCACAAGGGTATGCCCCTAAAGGACGTACTGAAAGCCCAATGGTATATAGACCGCCTTGCTGATCAAATGGAATATCATGGAGTTGAAGAAAATGGAACTAAATAATAATCTCATAAATGAAATTTTGAATTATCTTGCACGGCAACCATACAAAGAGGTTGCTCATATCATCAATGGTATCTTACATGCACAACAAAACACACAAGGGGAGTTGCCTTTAAATGAAGACTGATTATCAAGCATTCATTCATCAATCTCGTTATAGTCGTTGGCTTGAAGAGGAGGGGCGTAGAGAAACGTGGGAGGAAACCGTAACCAGATTGCTTAACTTCTACAAGGATTTCCTGAAGAGAGAGCATGGCTATAGTATGCCAAAGGAATTGTTCACAGATTTGTATGTAGCTATCGTGGCAATGAAAGTGATGCCTTCCATGAGGGCTATGATGACTGCTGGCCCCGCATTAGCTAGGAACCATATCGCTGCCTACAACTGTAGCTACTTGCCTGTGGACAGCCCAAGGTCATTTGATGAGTGCCTGTATATTCTAATGCATGGGACAGGCGTTGGGTTCTCTGTTGAGAGACAGTACATCAACCAGCTACCCACAATTCCAGATACAATGGAGATGAGTGAGACTTGTATTGTTGTAAGAGATAGTAAGGAGGGTTGGTTCAGGGCGTTCAAGGAGTTGATAAATCTATTGTATGCAGGACAGGTGCCTCGCTGGGACGTATCTGAAGTCAGACCGGCAGGGGCTAAGTTGAAGACCTTTGGTGGTAGGGCTAGTGGTCCCGGACCCCTTGAGGAATTGTTTCACTTCTCTATTGCTATGTTCAGGAATGCAACAGGGCGCAAGCTGACAAGCTTGGAGTGCCATGATATGATGTGTAAGATTGCTGATGTGGTAGTGGTTGGGGGAGTGCGTAGGTCTGCCTTGATCAGTCTATCCAATCTTAGTGATGATCGTATGCGACATGCTAAGAGTGGAGAGTGGTGGGTCACAGAACCTCAAAGAGCCTTCTCGAATAACTCTGTTTGCTATACAGGTGGGCTAGATACAGGGGGCTTCTTACGAGAATGGTGTTCCTTGTATGAGAGTAAGTCAGGTGAGAGGGGCATCTTCAACAGAGTTGCTGCTCAACAACAGGCTGCTAAGTATGGCCGTCGAGATGCTAACATTGACTATGGCACCAATCCCTGTAGTGAAATCATCCTGCGACCAAAGCAATTCTGTAATCTTAGCGAGGTCATTGTGTCAGAGGATGATACCCTTGCTACTTTGAAAGTTAAGGTAGAGAGAGCTACAATTCTAGGTACGATACAGTCTTGCTTTACGAACTTCAGAGGTTTAGGTAGGCAGTGGACAAAGAATACGCAAGAGGAGAGGTTGTTAGGGGTTAGTCTCACGGGTATACTAGATAATAAGATGCTGTCCAACAAGACAGACGATGATCTTCCGTTTATACTATCGTCACTAAGGAAACACGCCGTCCAAGTTAATGCTAAGTATGCCAAGGCGTTTGGTATTGAGGCTAGTACAGGCATTACCTGTGTTAAGCCTTCTGGTACGGTCAGCCAGCTTGTGGATGCTGCATCAGGTATTCATCCTCGACATTCTAAATACTACATCAGAACTGTCAGGGCGGATAAGAAAGACCCGTTGACTTTGTTTATGACTGATGCAGGGTTTCCTGTGGAGGATGAGAAGGATAAGCCTGATGTAACAGCAGTGTTCTCTTTTCCTATCAAGGCCCCTACAGGAGCAATCACAAGACATGATATGACTGCCCTTGAGCATTTAAATATATGGCAAATCTATGCTGAATATTGGTGTGAACATAAGCCCAGCATCACAGTAAGTGTAAAGGAAGATGAATGGATGTCTGTGGGAGCTTTTGTGTATGATAACTTTGACACCATGTCAGGTGTTAGCTTTCTTCCAATGACTGAACATATCTACGAGCAAGCGCCTTATCAGGATTGCACAAAGAAGGAGTATGAGGAGTTGCTTAAACGTATGCCTAAAGATATTGATTGGAAGGGACTGTCTGAATATGAGAGAGAGG